CATAAATACATAAGTTGTGTTGAAAGGTCGGGGGTGGCTTAGACCAACCTTATCAGCTAAAAAAAGGAGGAAATGGTATGGATACGGATATTATGACTCGTTTGGATAAGCAGATAGAAGGTAATGGTTTAGCACTTTCGGCTGTGGCAGAAGTCTTACAGAAGATGGATTCCAGATTGACGAAAGCAGAAGAGCTTGACGATGAGGAGCGAGAGGATGAAGATGAGAAGGAAGCTATGGCGTATGCAGAAATGGAAAAGGCAGAGTTGATTAAGTCAATTGCTACTGAGGTCACTGACCTTATGAAGGGCGTTGGCGAGTCTAAGCAGGGAATGCCAGTGGATGGAGAGCATGTAAGAAGTGCATCTAAGGCTGGTACGGCAAAGAGTGCGGATGATTCCGAGAGCGCAATTACCACCGATACCAAGACTGAGAATGTTCAGGGTATCATTCAGGCTATGCAGAAGGAACTAAACCTCCTTAAGGAGGGTCAGCCACCTTGGTTGGCAGATGATGATGATGATGCCGAGGAAGAGGGTTCCGATGCTGAGGTAACTGAGGAGGAAGAGGATGAGGATGTTGAGAACGCTCTACAGAATATGCAGAAGCAGATTATTGCTCTTAAGAAGAACTTCGCTGCCAATAATGGACAGGGTCAATCCCTTCAGGGTATTGTAAAGAAGGAGTCTGAGGATAGGCTTCGCAAGATGGGATTCCGTGAGGAGACCAGTTTGCAAGGCCCTCAGTTAATTAAGTACGATGACCCCTCAATGATGGGGGTAGACGGAACGACTCCTATTAAGAAGGCTAAGTCAACTGCGAATACGGTAGACGAGCTTTCGACCCTTTCGTACAAGCAGCTTCGTGATATGCAGGCTTCGATAGAACTTGGAAAGACCGAAGGTCTCCCAAGGGAGCTTGTTGGTTAATAAAATAAAAATTTAGATAAAGGAGATATTATTATGGCTAATCCCTCGTTAACAGAATATGTGGCACAGTCACAACGTGGGTTATACCAGTCAATTTTCGGCCCTGGCTTTTTGCATAAGGGGACGATTACGGATGTCTTCCAGTCTGAGGGTGTCGGTGATACCCTTAGTGTAGCCTCAGTTTTTAATACCACGTATGGACGTAAGGTGTGGCAGGCTTTGAATAACCAGACTAGGTTCTTCAATGCTATACCTCGTGTGGTATGGGGCAATACTGCTGGTTGGCGTATTAGGACGGACAGGGGCAACAATCGTTCGCAGCCTGTAACTGAGACTGGTGACCTTCCTGGCGTTGATGTGTCGAACCTTGAGTCAGTCCATAGTCTACCCAGAATTGTTTCCACGACCTTCGGTGCTTCGGTGAAGTCGGTCTTTGTGGCGCAGTTGGAAGGTGGTATTGGGGACGTGTTGGCTCTGGAGAATGAAAATGCGCAGCTTGACCATGTGAAGGAAATCAATGAGGAGATGCTTGCTGCATCTATGTTCAACCCCATCCTAGCGGGCGGGACGAACACCTTCAAATTGGCTGCTGCTGACGCTAAATACTTTAAGGTGGGCGACGTAGTTCACCTGAATGACAGTAACACTGCTACCGTTGAGACGGCTTCGGCTATTGTGACGAAGTCTTTACCCGTTACTGAAAGCAACATATCTGTTGTTACCTTTACAACGGGTACTTGGACTGATAGCAAATCTTCGGCTACGGCAGACTTAGTGTTTACGCAGTCTAGGGCAGGCTTTACTTCCATAGATGACATTGTGTCAGAGGATGGTAATGGCCCCATCGCTACTGCGTGGGAAACTGCTGCGACTAATGCTGGAGTTAAGGTTTATAACATGGGCGTTGCTAATGCCCGTGCTGCTGGCAGTTGGGCTGCTGGGGCGCACGTTAGCTACAATAATGGTACGGAAAGGGACTTGTCCCTTAACCTCATCGACACCTGTATCCAGAAGATTAGGGAGAACGGTGGAGAGCCAAAGTTGATTCTGTTGGGTCATGACCAGTACTTTAAGCTGGAACGACTACTTAATTCCCAGCAGAGGTATATGGGTCAGGAAGAGTATCAGGTGGGTGTAGGCTCTGAGCGTACATTCCCTGGCACCCGAACTGGTCTAGTTTTAGCGACTTACATGGGTATTCCAATTCTTCCAGATGCGGATGTGCCTAAGACAAAGAGTGGTGGTGGGACTAACGTTTACGTCCTAGACACGGATTATCTTGAGACTGCGGTGGCTCAGCCCACTCAGTATATAGAGAACCGTGACTACTTTGCGGCTAACCAGTTGGTGGTTCGTGGCTTGCTGTATACCATGGCAGAGCTACGCTGCAAGAACTTCTTCGTGCAGGCAAAGATTGGTGACTTGACTGCGTAAATAATAACACTACTGAAGGGTGGGGATTAATTTCCCCACCCTTCTTGTCCTGAATTTAAGATAGGAGGAAACTATTATGGCAATGGTACTTTCAGTTCCAGGCAATGCTTCTGATGTGGCAGGCGTACCTGGGAATAATAAATATGTGATTAAGGTAGCCACTTTTTCTAGTACATATGCCGACGCTGCATTGACTGCTACACAGCTTGGTTTAGAATCTGTACACATAGTAATTGCACAGTCGGAATCAGTTGGGTATGTTGCTCAGTACGATTACACAAATGAAGAGCTTCATTTATATTACGCAGACTATGATGCAAGTGCGGATGGCGCATTGGTGAAGGCTTCTGGTACTACAGCGGTTACAGTTAGAATTCTAGCCTTCGGCAGGTAATGCGGGTGGCTAAGATTGGTACGGATGAGGTACAACTTGCTGTTTACATGGAACGATTGGATAGTTATATTGAGAGTCAAACAACTTTAAATACTACCCTGTGTAAACGATTAGAAGCAATAGATGAGAGGATGGATGATGTTAGATTATGGAGAAGTAAAATTTATGGAGCAAGAACCGCGTTTATTGCCG